AGGGCTGAAACGACTCGTTTCCAATCATCTGCTTGGTGGGCCTTGTCGACATCGAAGACAATGTCAGCTTATGGGTAATCCTCTTTCTTTCCCTATCCTTTGCATTATAAATGCAGCGATTTATCGCACCGCCCTGTTTATTGGGAGCGGAAGGAAATTATCTGATTGTCCCGTTTTGATAAACGGAGATGACATTGTCTTCGATGTCGACAAGGCCCACCAAGCAGATGATTGGAAACGAGTCGTTTCAGCCCTTGGACTGAAAGTTTCCGAAGGAAAGACTGGTATTTCTCGTCAATGGTTCTCTTTGAATTCGAGAACTATGTTCTTTGACGAGAACGATAAGGTGAAACAAGCCCCTACGTGCTTGGTCCCCTTACTGATGAACGTACAACCCGACACTCGATCGATCGTGATCGATGGTGGGTATGCCTCTATACGTCATCAGCCCAGAACCGTTAAGACCGTTCTCCAACTATCTGATGAGATCAATTATCAGATATTCAATGTTGGACCGGTGGCCCATCACCGGATCGCTAGGATAGCGTTAAAGAATCGGGGAATTAATTATCGTAAGACAATTCATTGCCCCTACTTTGATCATTCTAGCGGTGGACTTGGGTTAATGATGCCCGGATTCAGAAGTGAACCGAGCAAACCCAATGTGATTCGCCCAATTGGGTATGAGATCACGCGAGATCAGCTCGTCCTAGCTGATCTCACGAATCGCTCTAGCGATTCATGCTTTTCCTACAGAGACTTTAGTGGGAGAAGGATCCGCATGGATAAGTGGTTTCGATCTGAAACCCCTCCATGGGAGTCATATCTGCTACGCAAATATGGGAGAGAACTTTTGAAGCCAACAATGCTGCTCTACAAGTGTTGGTTCGGTGCTTCAAAAGCCGACGCAGACGTATATCACTATATGTCTCAGATTCGGCGACTCTCTTATCATCTTCGTAATCATCGAGGTATGATTGAATCGAATAGACGATACTTCTCAAAACTCCCTTCATGGCTCAGATTGAAGCCAAGGGTCCACCATTATCATGAGATTGAAAAGGTGGAAGTTGAGGAGCGATCCATCCCAGAATGGATATCGCATCGTGTCAGTCACGATTCTCGGGTAAAGGTAAGTTCACCTTATTTTGAGAGAGACGTAAACTCTTTTCTGGAGTTTAATCCCAATCCCGATGGGTTTTCTCTCTTACGGCCGAAAGCAGGAAGTGTTGACGCCCCCTCTGAATGAGGACGAGCAGCATCGAGCTACCTTCATTCGCTTGTTGTACTTCTCTCCATCACTATACACATGTGCTTTCTCCGCC